GAGACCGTCCAGACGGTCGTGAACGCCATCAAAAACATCTGGGAAACGACACTAAAACCCATAGTCACGCAGGTGTGGGAGTTCGTCAAACGGATGTGGGAAAGCTCCTTAAAGCCCATATTCACGGGCATCGTGCAATTTTTCAAGGGCATTTTCAGCGGCGACATCAAGGGCGCGTTCCAGGGCATCATCAACATCATCAGCGGCATCTGGAACGGGCTAGTTGAGATCATCAAAAAGCCCGTCAACGCTGTCATCGGTGTTATAAACGGGTTTATCAGAGGCATCGCAAGCGGCATCAATACCGTAATCCGTGCGCTTAACTCGCTCCAGATCAGTGTGCCCAAATGGGTGACAGATTTGACGGGCGTGTCCTCGTTCGGTTTCCACATCCCGGAGGTGAACGCACCGCAGATACCTCTGCTCGCCAAGGGCGGCGACGTGACCAACGAGGGCGCCGCGATCGTCGGTGAAGAAGGCGCGGAACTGTTGCAGTTGCCGCGTGGCGCACGTGTGACGCCGCTTGACAAGGCGGGCGACACCAACGTCAGCATCAACATCACCGTCAACCCTGCGCCAGGAATGGACGAGCGGGCGCTCGCTGATCTGGTGGCGGAGCGCATCAACGAGGACGTGAACAGGAGGGCATACGCATGGGCGTGATAAAGCATGACTTTACTTTCGACGGCGTAAGCGCCTCCGCCTACGGCCTCGTGGTGTATGGCGGAGCCGTGGACGAGGTGGCGGCAAAGGACGTGCAGGCGGTCGAGATTCCAGGACGCAATGGCGTCTTGCATATATCCAACGGCAGATGGATGGAGCGCACCCAGACGTACAAGGTGTTCCTGCCTACGTTTGACAACATCGGGTATGAGGGGCGCCTGGCATGGGTGCGGACCACCTACGGGCAGACGAGCGGGTACAAGCGGCTGTCCGACACGTTCAACCGGGACACGTTTTCCTTGGCTACGTTCGGCGATGCCATCGCACCTGAGTCTCTGGCCTTCCGCACGAAGGGCGTTTGTGAGCTGACGTTCAACTGCCGCCCGGAGCGGTTCCTCAAGACAGGGGACGTGCCGCAGACGGTCACAGGTGAGGCGGTGTTCGGCAACCCGACAGGGATGCCTGCCGCTCCTTTCCTGCGTGTGTACGGCACGGGGGCGGGTGTCCTTTATGTCGGCGATCAGATCCTATACGTGGATGCCATCGACGGATATGTAGACATCGACTGCGACCTCTGCGACTGCTACAAGGGGTCGGTCAACTGTAACGGCGACGTGAGGCTTGGGGAGTTCCCCAGGTTTTACGCAGGCAACACTGGCGTCAGATTCACGGGCGGTATCACGTCCGTGGTGGTGACGCCGAGGTGGTGGAGCTTATGAAACCGATTCTTTACCCGGCAAATGCAACGACGTTTACGTCAAACGGTCTCGGCGCACTGGCGGACGCGATCAGTTGCTCCGTTACCGAAGAGCGGAACGGCGAGTACACCATGCGGATGGTATACCCGGTGGACGGCCTGCACTACTCTGACATCACCCTCTCCTCTCTGATCAAGTGCGAGCTTGACGCAGGGCGCGGCTGTCAGATGTTCCGCGTGTACAAGATAACCAGACCGCTCAACGGGCAAGTGACGATTGAAGCGAATCACCTGTCGTATCAGCTGTCGCACATCCCCTGCGCACCGTTTACGGCAGGCTCGGCAAATGCGGCGCTTGCGGGACTGGCGAGCAATGCGGCGGAGTCCTGCCCGTTCTCCTTTGTGACGGACAAGGCCACCGTGGCGACGTACACGCAGACGGCGCCCGCGTCGATCAGATCGCGCCTTGGCGGTGTGCAGGGCTCCATCCTGGACTGCTACGGCGGCGAGTACGAGTTCGACAACTACGTCGTCCACCTCTGGGACTCCAGAGGCCAGGACAGGGGCGTGACGCTCCGCTATGGCAAGAACCTGACCGACCTGACGCAGGAGGCCAACATCGCCGACACTATCACGGGCGTGTATCCCTTCTACCAGGACGACAACAACTACGTCCAACTGCCCGAAAAGACCATCAGCGCCGAGAGTGCGGCAAACTATCCTTTTCCGCGCACGATTGCGCTTGACTGTACTGACCAGTTTGACGACGCGCCAACGGTGGCGCAGTTGCGGGCGTACGCGCAGTCGTACATCAGCAAGGCGGGCATCGGTGTGCCAAAGGTCAACGTCAAGGTGGCGTTCGTAAACATCCGCGACACAGAGGAGTACAAGGACGTCGCCGCACTGGAGACTGTCGAGCTTTGCGACACTGTGACGGTGATCTACGAGAAGCTCGGCGTAAACGCCACCGCAAAGGTCATCAAAACGACGTGGGACGTGCTCGCTGAGCGGTACGAGTCAGTCGAGATCGGCGAGGCAAAGAGCTCACTGGCGGAGACCATCGCCACCGCCCAGGAGGAGGCCAGAGAGGCCGTGACGGGCTCGGCACTCACTCAGGCCATCGCACGCGCCACCGACCTCATCACAGGCGTGACCGGGGGCTACATCCGTTTCAACCGCAACGCCGACGGACAGCCGTACGAGATGCTCATCATGGATCACGAGACCATCGAAACGTCCACGAACATCTGGCGCTACAACTCCGCCGGGTGGGGGTTCTCGCACGACGGCGGGGCAAACTACACCACCGCCGCGACCATCGACGGCGGTATAATCGCCGACTCCATCGTGGCGGGGACGCTGACTGGTCTTGCAATCAACAACGGCAACGGCACGTTTGCGGTGGACAGCGGCGGAAACGTTACGGCAAACAGCCTCAACTCTAGCAACGCCACCATCACGGGCGGGAAAATCAACATCCAGACGTCGAGCGATACGGCAGACTATATCACGTTAAACAGTTCCAAGGCAAGCGCGTCAATGCAGACGTCTGGTCTGTACGTGACCAATAAGAGCACAGCCGCAAACCCGAACAGAAGGTCGGTTGTTAATGGCGCGGCTATCGTCATCAAAAACACATCGACGGACACGCCGATGATTACTCTAAATGCAACAGGCAGTACCGGGAATATATATGCAACAGGGAACATCAGCGCGGACAAAGTCACTGCATCTACCCAAGTAAGTTCGATTGCTTTTAGAGCGGAGAGCGCTTTGACAACTGGATATTCGGCGCTAAGCACTGGCGGGTTGTATCTTTTTAACTCTAGCGGCTCCATCACAGCGATGATAAACCAATCAGATGGTGCCATCACGGGGTCGTCATACAAGACGCTATCATCTGGAAATCTCGCTACCGGGAGAACTGCAACTATCACCATAAGCGGTACGACGCTCAGGTTTGTCAACGGCCTACTGGTCAACTAAGGAGGGGCACATGTTTAACATCACACAGCGGGGAATGGACACCGACATCTACCTCACGCGCGGCGACACGTTTGATTGCATCGTGACGATTTACGATGCGGACGGTGAGGAGTACACGCCCGCCACTGGTGACGAGGTGATGTTCGGGATGAAACTGAACTACACCGACACCACGCCCGTCTTGGAGAAGCAGGTGGACACGTCCACGATGCTCTTGACCATCGAGGCCGACGAGACGGAGGCACTGACGATGGGGCTGTCGTATGTGTATGACATCCAACTGCGGACGGCGGGGAACAGCGTGTACACGTTCGTCAAGGGTCGCCTGTATCTGGGCGAGGAGGTGACGGCATGAGTTTCGAGGGCAAAATCAGCGGGTCGTTAGCGCCGCAGGGCGCAAGGGTCGGGAACTTGTCGGGCAACATCGGAGCGGTCGTGCCAGACATTCGGGACGAGTCCGTGACCACGGCGAAACTGGCAGATGCCGCCGTGACCATCGCCAAACTGGCGCAGGACGTGACGGCGCTCATCAACAGCAAGGGCGACGCTTCGGACGTGGCCACGCTCCAGAGTGATGTTGCGGCGCTCCAGGCCATCACGGAGGGGCTCGGCACGGCATCCACCTATGGAGTAGCAAACAACCTCACGCAGTCCTCCTCTGGGGTGAACGTACTGGATGCGGCTCAGGGCAAGGTGCTGAACGATAAGATTGATCAGCAGTCAATCACAAAATACCAAGGG